GCAGTAACCGGTCATACCACCCTAACCACTCTTACCGCTTCCGGTAGTTCTAGCTTAAGTGGCGCAATTACGGCAGGCAGCACTTTAGCTGTTGCTGGTACCACTGCCCTCAATGGCGGCCTGTCGCTGGACACCAATAACTTCACAGTTGCGGATACCACCGGGGACACTTTAATCGCTGGAACCCTCGGTGTAACCGGCGTGGCCACCTTCACAGCCAAGCCTGTAATGTCCGCCCTTACACCAGCCAAACCAGTTCTTACCGATCCTACAAAAAATCTAATTTCTGGTGGATCCACTGGTTCTGGTACTACAGTTGTCTTCCAAGACAGCCCCACAATCACCGGCCTAGTGACTCTCGGAAACTCTGCGTCAGACATCACGACCAACGTAGGCCGCTTTGTGGTTCGTTCTGTTGCAAACGCGGTAGCTACGAGTCCCATCGGAAACACCGGCGAGATAGCCTTTGACACAACCACTACGAAATTTGTAGGCTGTACAGTTGGTGGAGCTAGTGGTACCTGGGTCGCCTTACACTAAGGAACATAGACATGAATCTTCCTGCAAATTGGTCTGATATGTCTACCAAAGAACAACATGCCTTTGCCGATACACTCATCGACGAAGGTAATGTTATGATTGCTACTGGCAATGATCTACACAGCGCTATCAATGCACACCTTAGTATCGAGCGCGTGTTGATTGAAAGTGGCGTTACATATGACCTTAAGAAAGTATCAGACAGTACTTTCAAAGATGTAACGACTAAGCTTTCCAGCCTAAAGGGCCTTTCGGATACCGTTTAACCCACGTCCTCTCCCCCGCCTCTGTGTCCTATCCCCTTTGGCCGTCTTTCTTGGTAAGGGGATAGGGCATAGAAGGGAAGAGTTAACATGTTTCAGAATCTGAATACCTTGAACTCCCCCAAAGGCTCCTCAGATGATAAACCTAGAAGATAGGCAAATATTAACAGAAGCGGTTGAGGATGTAATCCTCGACACGCTCCCGTTTGCCGAAACCTTCTGGCCGAGAGAAGAGGGAGAGTATCAGAGCGATCTCTTTGAACTTCCGTTTGCCTCTATGCATCGAGAGATTTTCTCTGCGATGGATAATGAAACTCCGAAGGTTTTAAGACTTGCCCCGCGTGGATCTGGAAAAACCTCCTGTATTCGTGCCTACGCTATAAGGAAGATTCTCGCCCGCGATTGTCGTTTTGTTCTTTACGTATCCGCCACTCTTGGCCATGCAGAAATGCAGACCGAAAACATAAAAGCAGAACTCCTTAGTAATCAACTAATCCTCAAAACATTCGGAAAGCCTACGGTTGTAGACGCAGACCTAAATGAGGTGGATTCCGATAGTCCGAATATAACCAGCAAGGAACTAAGGGAAAGTTTTTCAAAGAAAAGTTGGGTGGCATTTGGCCATACGATCATCGTTCCGAAAGGAAGTGGCCAACAGGTTCGTGGCCTAAACTGGCGCGGTCATAGGCCAGACCTGATTATCATCGATGACCTCGAAGATGATGAGAGCGTCCTCTCAGAAGATCAGAGAAAGAAACGTATCCAATGGCTTCTTGGATCTCTCTTTAAATGCATAAACAGAAGAAAACGCCATAAGATCATATACATCGACACTCTCAAGCATGAGGATGCCGCACCGATAAAATTAAGACAGCTCCCAGATTGGGATTATAAATTATATTCAATCTGTGACGATAAGTATAACTCCCTCATGCCGGATTTCATGACCACGGAAGAGGTCTTAGCGGAAGTTGAATCATACACCCTTGCCGGCGAGTTGGATGTATTCTATCGTGAAATGATGAATATTCCAATCGCCCCAGGGACAGCCGCTTTTCAGGTTAAGTATTTTAAGTATTACAACGAAGAAGATCTAAAAGCAATCCCAGATCTTGAATCCGTTGTGATCGTAGACCCCGCACGTACAACCACTCCTCAGAGCGATGACTCTGCGATAGTCGGAGTAGGAATCGATGTCCGAGGGCGGTCTATATACATCCGAGACATCGATGCTGGGAAGTTTTACCCAGATGATATGTACGCAAAAGCGGTTGAAATGTGCAAACGGATCGGTGCTCGCGTGATCGGCATTGAAGTAACCGGTCTCAATGAATTCATCACATACCCCTTCTACAATTATATGCACACACATGGTATATATAATCTAGAAGTGGTAGAACTAAAGCCCAGGCAGAAAAAAGAAGACCGTATAACCGCCCTCATCCCCCTTTACCGAAGCGGTCATGTTTTTCACAACCGCACCTGTTGTGTTCCTCTCGAAGTTCAACTCCTCTCCTTCCCTCGGGCTGCTCGGGATGACATAATGGATGCTCTTGCGTATATCGCAGAGATGTTTAAAGAAGGTGGGAGGTATTTTCTTCCGAGTGCAATCTCCGCTGAGCCTGAAATGGACGAGGATGAATACAGTGGCTTATATAACGAACAAGCGGTTGATCTCGATGAGTATGATTGGGAGGTGGCTTAATGGAAAGCTCAGCTGATTCCCATGTGGAGAAAGTTGGCCTTTCTATCGAGGTCACTAATCCTGGATACACATATCCAAATGGGAAAGATCTTTCTCCTAAATCTTCCCTTCATCAGAAACTCATCGCAAAGCTTATGCGGAGAGCCAATGTTTCATCTGCTATCATGCAACGTTCTTATCCGAAATGGAATAAGATCGATCAAAACTTAACTGCATTTGTGAAGATAGATCCCAAAGAGGAAGCGATAAAAGCTCAGGATTATCGAAAGCCTGTTTCAATCGTAACTCCTACTTCATATGCGGTTATGGAAACTCTTCTCTCTTATTACGGAGCAATCTTCTTCGATATGATGTTCCCAATCATGGGAGTAGGACCAGAAGATACAGTTGGAGCAACTCTCCTTCAACACGATCTTCGTCAGCAGTATCTCCGTGCAAATGGAGATTTGTATTTCTACACCCAATGGAGAGATTCCCTCGCTTACGGTTTCGGAGCACTTTCTCCCATTTGGCAGGTTGATAAAAAGACAGTCACGGAATCAAAATCCACATACACAGAGAGCTGGTTTGGGATGAAAATCCCAACCGGAAAACAGGATGTTCAGGTTGAGAAAACCACTTGGGAAGGGCACGTTTTCCGGAATATAGATCCTTACACATTTCTCCCTGATCCAAACTTTCCCATTCATGAGATCCAAAGGATGGAATTCCTCGGTATGCTTGATAAGAGTAACCGAATGGAACTCATGACGGAGGAACTTAGAGATCCGATTAATATTTTCAACTGCAAATATCTGAAAGAAATCAAAGGAAAGAGCAGCCTTCGGAATGCAGAGAATGGCCGAACAGATCGTTTTGGTTCCTCCAATTTCGGTAATGACGACTACTCAGATCTTGAAGGAACAACAGATCCATACGATGTTCTTTGGATGTATGTGAACCTCATTCCCAAAGAATGGGAACTTGGAGATGGAGAAGATCCGGAAAAGTGGCTTTTTCGAGTGGTTAATGACCAACTTATTATCTCTGCTCGGCCTTTAAACCTAGAACATGGAAAATTCCCCATTAGTATCTGCGCTCCGGAATTTGATGGGTATTCAATCTGTCCAGTTTCGAGAATGGAAATGATCTATGGGCTTCAAGAAGTCATGGATTGGCTGTTCAATGCGCATATCGCAAATGTTCGTAAAACAATGAACGATGTCCTTGTGATTGATCCATATCGGATTAATCAGAATGATGTATACAATCGTATGTCAAAGGCCGGCGGAGTAATCAGAACAAGAAGAGCAAGTTGGGGATCTGGAGTATCCGACTCAATCATGCAGCTTCCTGTTGCAGATGTAACAAAACAGCACATTGTAGATTCGGGATACATTAGTCAACTTATAGAACGTGTATCCGGAGCTACACAGGCACTGCAAGGAATGTTCCAAGAAGGTGCCCCTGAACGTAGAACCGCGGCTGAGTTCCGAGGCGTGGATAAGGCAGCCAGAGGCCGCTTAGAGAAGAATGCCCGCCTAATTCAAGTTATGAGCATTAAACCAATCGCAGAACTTATGGCCAGTCAGACGATCCAGCTTAGAAGCCAAGATTCCTGGGTTAAACTCAGCGGTGAATGGCCTCAGAGGTTGGCTAATGAATATGGCCAGGCGGTTGTGGACGGAAGAATGTCCGTAAGTCCAAAAGATCTCGATGTGAATTATGATATCGAAGTCTCATCGGACCTCATAAGTAACTTGAATGATCCCGAAACCATGATTCGTCTTTTTGAGATTGCCAATGGAAGTCCTCTCATCGGAGCGCGGGCGGATATATACAGAATGTATAAGAACATCGCGAGGAAAATGGGAGAGAAAAACATTGATGATTTTGACCTCCCAATAAACACAACAGTTCTTCCCGATGAGCAAGTTGGAAACATGGCCGCAGATGGGCAGCTGAGGGCAATGTAATGAAAGTAGACGACTTTGATATTAAGGATGAAGACCAATCTCCTGGATGTTCCTCTGGAGAGGTTGCTCA